GTAAATGGTGTTAGTGTTGGGGGTAATACTCCTAGCAACGTACAGTGTGACATCATTGATGATTTAAAAAAGAAAGTTATAGTTGTGCCTGATGCAGATAGTGCAGGGCAAGACTTAGTAAAAACTGCTATCCGTAGAGGATGGAGTGTAAGTTTCCCACCATGGGAAGGATGTAAAGATGCCGCAGATGCGGCGTTAAAATACGGAAGATTATTTACTGTGAGGAGTATATTAGAGAGTGCTGAAAGCAACACAACAAAGATACAATTACTTGCAAAACCCTATTGTAGATGATTACAACATCAGAGACGAAGAATTTTATAGGCGGGCAGCAAAAATGAAACATATTAGTGCATACACTGATTTACAAAGTTATTGGACTAAGAAATTTGCTTGGACACCAACTCGTAGTGATATTAGTGACCAGTTTATTTGGTTGACAAATTATTGGGAATACGCTATAACTATGGATATGAATGGCGCAGTGCCACGCAAGGGTGATGCTTGGCGAATGATCTACACTCGAGAGGAATATATATTGAAGAAGTTAACAAATAATGAGTGAAGAATACACAGAAGATTTACAAAAGCTCTATATAGAATTTTTACTTGCTGAAAAAGACTTGTTTGTTAGATGTAACGCTATCACTAACAGCAAATACTTTACTCGAAAGTATCAGCCTGTTATGGACTTTATACAAGAGCACGTAGACGGTTACAACGACTTGCCTACACATGAGCAAATTAAAGCTAAAGTAGGACAAGAGTTTGACGATGTAAGAGATAAGATTACTGATGACCATAAGAAATGGTTTATGGATGAGTATGAAAAGTTTTGTAGACACAAAGCACTTGAAGGTGCTATCCTGGAAAGTGCTGATAAACTAGAACGGCATGAGTACGGAAGTGTTGAACAACTTATTAAAGACGCAGTTGGCATTGGACTAGCAAAAGACTTTGGACTTAACTACTGGGATGATCCAGCAGGACGTATTCAAGCAATTAAAGATAACCGTGGACAAAATAGTACTGGGTGGGAAAGCCTGGATAAAATATTATATGGCGGATTTAATCCTGGTGAGCTAAACATCTTTGCAGGCGGCAGTGGTAGTGGTAAAAGTTTGTTTATGCAAAACATGGCACTTAACTGGAGTTTAGCTGGTAAAAATGTTGTTTATGTATCACTAGAACTTAGCGAAGAACTGTGTAGTATGCGATTGGATGCTATGCTTACAAACATGAGTACTAGGGATGTAATGCGCAATGCAGATGATGTTACACTTAAAGTACGTATGGCTAGTAAAAAAGCAGGCATACTGCAAATGATACAGATGCCTAATGGTAGTACTATTAACGATATTAAAGCATATATTAAAGAGTTTCAAATACAAAATAATATAAAAGTAGATGCACTGATGGTAGACTATTTGGACTTGATGATGCCTGTAACAGTTAAAGTAAATCCAAGTGATCAGTTTATTAAAGATAAATTTGTAAGTGAAGAGCTACGTAACTTAGCTATTGAACTTAACATTCTGTTTGTTACAGCATCACAACTTAACCGTGGAGCAGTTGACGAAGTAGAGTTTGACCACAGTCACATTGCAGGTGGTATTAGTAAGATCAATACTGCTGACAACTTAATTGGTATCTTTAGTTCAAGAGCAATGCGTGAGCGTGGCCGTGTACAAATCCAGTTTATGAAAACACGTAGTAGTAGCGGTGTTGGTAGTAAGTTAGACTTGGGATATGATATGAATACTCTACGTATTACTGATTTGGATGAAGATGAACAAGGTGAAGAAGGACAAGTGGCAAGCATATACCAGAGCTTAAAGAACAAAGCAACAGTTAGTCCTGCTGGTACTGAGTCAGCACAGCCAGTAAACAGTGCAGTACAAAATGCTGAAAGATTACAAAATTTACTTAAACGAAGGGAATAGTTGTTAAAACATTGATGCCGTTGACCTTATATGTATCTAAAATATGATGTACGAACAACGGGCGAGATATTAGCCTGAATTGTTGCCCGCATCCCATAGCTGGTATTAATTCTTATTGCCTATGGATCCTAAGTTCACGATCAGGAAGTGCAAAGTTGCTATAAGTACTATCCACCAATGTTTTAACAACAATATTTATAAATAGTATTGATATGAAACGCAAAACGAGATCTATTCTAGAAGAAATTAATTCTATGTCACCTAACCGTGATAGGAAACAAATTGTTGAAGCAAACGCCGAGCAGGTAATTGTTACAGCAATAAACCTTATTAATTTAATTAATGAGACATTTGATGTTGAGACAGCAGCAGATTTAAACAAACGTTTGATTAATTCGATTCGAACTAAAGATCCTCGGAAGTTTAAAAGAGGAGTATCAAAGCTGTGAAAGTTAAAGATATTATAGGTGGGATAACAAAGCGTAAAATACGCCGTGGTAGTCGCATTAAAAGATTAAGACAGGAAGATTTCCATCTTAAAGAAGGTGGTAATATATTCCCCAACAGTGTGAGCTTTGATCACGAAATGATTCCTGCTATTATGAAAACAGTTAATAGTGTATTAAGTAAAACTGGCAGTACTGCTATTCCAATTGGAAGTGGAGCAACTCCAACACCAGGTAAAATTAGTGGTGACTTGGATATGATTGTGGATGTGAATCAACTCAAACAACACTTTAATATGGAAGATGCTAAAGACGCTGACATCCGTAAAAAGCTACGTCAAGTATTTGACTTGTCAGGACTAAACACAGGCCAAAGTGGTACTAGTGTACACGTTGAAGTACCAATGGGAGACCATACACACCAAGTTGATATTATGGTAGTACCAAATGCTGGCAATGCGGCAAAGTTTCATACACACAGTATTCCACAAGGATCAAAGTGGAAAGGTGTAAACAAACAGATTGCATTAGCTAATTTAGCTAAAAAGAAAAATATGTTATGGAGCCCATATCAAGGATTGTTTAAGCGTCTTGATAATGGTAAAAAAGATCCAAACGGATTAATAACAGATAACATTGATAAAGTAGCGCAAGTATTATTAGGCCCAAATGCCACAGGAAAAGATATTGGCAGTGTAGAACAAATTATGGCTGCATTGGGTAAAGAAGCAGGCGATGCATTGCTTGCGGATCTACGTGCTGATCCAAATTGGAAAGAACTAGGATGAGAGCCCGTCAGTTTTTATCAGAAGCAGCTAAGGTAGGGCGTGAATACCAACACCTTGAAGACCTTGTGTTTGCTGAAGGCAGTGCCGGCGCCCTACGAGCGGCGAGTATATTACAAAGGCTCGGACAAGATTCAAATGATGTAGCTATCAAATGGGACGGGAACCCTACTATCTATTGGGGCAGAGATGCTGACGGTACGTTTGTATTAACTGGCAAAAATGGTTGGGGCAAAAGTAAAAGTACTAGCAGTGACGAGTTAAAGTCATTTGTTATGAGTACTGGCAAAGGCGAGGACTGGAGACAGGACTTTGCTAACAACATGGGTGCAGTGTTTGAAATTATGCAACGCAACACACCAAACGATATGCGTGGCTTTGTATATGGTGATCTGTTGTACAGTCCAAGTAAACCATATGCGTCAAATAACGGTGCTTATGAGTTTGAACCAAACAATGTATTATATCGTGTAGATGCCAACAGCGATCTAGGTAAACGTGTTGGTACAAGTAGTATTGGTATTGCGGCACATAGTTACTTTGATGCTTTTGGTGACAAAAGTGGAACAAGTATTGCGGATACAAAACGTCTAAACACAAATGAAGTTGTTGTATTAGGACAGACATATGTTCCACACCAAGCAAAAGTAGACACAAGTATTGTAGAAGACATTATAAAAAATGCTAGAGCCAATGCACAGTTAATTGATGGCTGGTTGGAACCTGAACAAGGACTTAGCAACAAAGGCAATATCATTTATACATATGTAAATCAGATGGTAAAGCAAGGTAAATTAAAACAGTTACAGTCTGGCTTCTTTGACTGGTTAAAAACTAGTAAAGTAAGTACTGGTCAGCAAACAAAACTAATGGCTGGAGACAGCAAGGGATTAAATGCTATACTTGGCTTAGTTATACAAATTATGACAGCAAAGAATAGCATTATTGATCAACTTGATAACGCACCAGCAGATGTAACATCAACAACAAAAGGTGAACGTGGTGGAGAAGGATATGTTGTAGGCAGAGATAAGATTAAACTTGTGCCGAGACATCGCTGGACACCAAACTTATAAATAGTAGCATGGAACAATTTACAGCAAAACAATGGGCAGAAATTGAAGGCGGACACACTATGAGTGAATCCAAAGAGCCGCAATTTGGCTTTTTAAACGATATTAATGAAGCCAGTAAAATGTATAGAACACGTCAACAACTAGACACAGTTGATATACGTGATACATTAAATTTTGCCTTTGTTAATTTACTAACCCTGCAGATACTTTACAGCAACTACGATACTGCACCAATTGCACGAGATTATGCAAAACGAACTCTCATTGGCGGTGGCAATTTTAATACCTACCGTAGAGATGGAACAGATTTATATCATGCCATGCACAAGATTGTTAGTGGTGGTGGCGGCAGTGGAAAATCTGCAATACAATTTAACAAAGTGAAACTACCTGCGCAACAACTAAAACAATATTTAAAAGCTATGGCTATGGGACAAAAACTTCCACAAGTAGGTGGAATGTTTATGCGTTTAGAACGTGGTCTTGATATTACTGAAGCTAATTATAAAGCAATGAGACGTTTAGCAGTTAACTGGACTGATTTACCTCCAGGACAAAAATCATTATTGGCAACTAGAATGATGCAGTTTTATAGAACAAATGCAATACGTAGTGAACTATATACAACATTCGCAAGATTTGCAAAAGCTGGAAACTTCTATAATGCCTCTATTGACAATGTAGAAAAAGGAATAACTGCACGCCGAATTGCTACTAAAGCCGCCGCAGCCGCTACAGCATTTTCAGCTGGGTTTGCTGGCGGACGAGCATTTGGTCGTAGCTTAATTTAAGGTGTCATTTGACGAACCAATATATATCCTATACGCTAGTTGATATTACAAATAATTTAAATACTAAAAATATTGCAGCATATAATCAAAAACAAAATTTAAACACGTTTATTCAACTGGCTGGCTTGCGTAGTCAGCCAATATCCTTTATAGTTACGTGTCTTAAAGCACAAGATCTAGCTGATTACCGCTTTGGATCCTCATATAGTGGACTACATCGTGTGTGGAAAATTGAGTTTGTAGTAGAGCATAGTGACGTTTATACGTTTAATGATAATCCAGTACATTTTTTAGAAAATGACTTTGATGGTGTTGCGTTTACTCCGTATTTGCGTGACACTGCAAACTTTGTCACTAATACATTTGAAACTTATGACAAAAAACTATTAAACATATACTTTAAGAAATGTTAATATTACATAAATATTATTAACGTCTTGTACGTTCAGGCAAAAATAGGCAACATTCAATCACACCTCATGAACAACGTCATTACTTAATGCATGAGCATATTCGAGATGACTGAAGAAATAGGTAACATTAATATGTCACTCGCAACCATTGGGACAACCCAATTAGAAAAACAAAATTTAGAAGCGCACGTTGACCTGTGTGCTGAGAGGTATCGTGTATTGGAAGAAAAAGTCAATAATATCGACAGTCGATTAAATAATATCGAAAAAAGTGTCACACAAATGCGTGAAGAAGGCATACGTGAATTTTCTAAAATGCGTGAGGAAATGATTAAAGCCAACGCA